GTAAATTCTTTCTTGACACTTATAAACTCAATAGAGTTTATTTCTTGTATCATAGTAATACACTTACGAAAGTCATCGCATATATCTAAAGGTATACCGTCAGCATCAGTGAGTCTTTTAGCCGTAGCAAGAACCTTAGATATGATATCTTTTTTCTTCATAATTGTTCTCCTGTAATTGATTAATTATATTTTATTGATACCAAATAAAAAACCCCATGTCAAGTGAATGACACAGGGTTTATTTTTATTGTCCAGCTAAGAGCTGAATGATGGGCAGTATCACAATCATATAGAAAGGTATGCCCATAATTAAAGTGTATATCAAGTACATATTAGCTATCCTTTCGTTTATTGATTATGTATATAAGCTAGTACAATAAATAAATAATGTCAAGCACATTGACATAGCCCTTGTAATATTATACAAGTATATCTGTACACGCACATATTGGGAAAATCAGTATAGCTTAACCATCTGTGCAGGGGGTAGGTCGTAAATACTAGTCACTACCTATTGTAAGGTTTCTGGCAAGAAACCATTTGAACTATAGTGTTGGTTGCAGTTAGTGCATAATGAGTGAGGAACTCCCCAACACAATACCCGCTTGACACTACTCACCACAAATGTTATAAATAGACAATCAACAACGGAGTATATATATGCCAAATAATGAAGAACAAATAATGGGCTTTTACTGGACTGGTGATGAGTTTAATAATCTAGTTAGAAATATTAAACGACTTAAACCAGAACCCATTAAGAATGTTACTAATTCGATTACGAGTAAGGATCGTCTTATTAAATCCAACAAACTACTTGCAGAGGATTTAAAAGAACTTGAACCAGCTATTCGTATGTTGAAAAATAATCAATGGTCGTTTGATGTTGATCCTAATTGTCATAAAAAAAATATGATAATGGAAATACTAAATGACTTTGATGCTCCCTAAAGGTTAGTTGTAACATAGGAATAAATTGTGGTAAGTATGAGAAGGGGTATGCTTTTAAATTTTACCCGCTTAACTACTAGCAAGAGTTGATCGCTTGTGAGTGCATAATGTTATATGGAAAAAGCCACAGTTTAAAAAGATGTAGCGGAGAGTTTATCTTCGCTATGTCTTAATCAAAATTATATAAGTTTCCCCACACAGTTTTTTATTCACTATGTCTTAATCAAAATATAACAATTTTTTTCACGTGAAAGTTGTAGAACATTTGTAGAACATTTCCACACGTGTAAGTGTTCTTGCTTTGTTCTTATTATTAGATTGATAGTTGAAAACCCATTATGAACGCTTTAATTAAAATAAATTAAAAAAACTTTTTTTTGTCATACGTTTGACACATTCCCGCCATATGTATATAAGATATTCAAGATACTTTTATTAACTAAAAAAGGAGTACAAAATGAAAGTAAATAAAAAAGAAGTAGATCAAAAGTTTAAAGATCTACAAACTGTTACTTGGGATATGGTGAAAAATGTTGCAAGTAATGAAAAGAGCAATAATGGTCGTATGCTTTATATTGCTCAAAATACGTTCTTAATGTTTGAGAATAATCAATTAGATTTCTCAAATTATTTTGACAAATCGGCAAATGATACGTCAGCAAAAAAAATATTTTTTGATGGTGACGAGAGAAAAACATTAATTGCAAAGGACTATGGCAAGTTCGTCAATCAAGTTTTAGTTCCAGCGATGGGGCAAAATTTGGCGGATATTCAAGTTAAAAGCCCGTATGAATATAGGGTTTTAACTGATGTTTCACCGCTTGTTATGTTTATGATTTGCAATGCCGATGTGTATAAAAATGGTGAGTTCTTAAACGAGGAAACAGACCCAGTTGAGTTCAGGGTTTTTAAGAAAGTTTTTTCAGTTGGTAAGAATGACATCGAAAGTGAAAGAGTTTTTAAAGAAGGTTTATTTGAAAACTTTTTCCAGAAAGCTGAAAAGGGCAAAGACTATTATTGTACTTTTCGGGGTGAACGTGGAGTTATAGAGTTTGTAAAACAATACTTTATGCCCAAAAAAATAGCTAGCGAAAATGTTGCTAATGCTGTAGAGTCACCGTTATATAAAGCAATGATTAAAATAAATGATTTGGAGAAAGGTTCATTAGGAACAACCCATCATTTAACTAACGTTGCAAAAGCGGAGCAAGGCAAAGGTGGCAATGCGGATCAAAGACTTATGAATGAAGTTGCACAAATAAAAACTTCAGCTGAAAAGTTTATTGATTTGCTGGCTAAGAATGACAATCCAATTGCTCAAAAAGGTTTATTGGATATTCATTTATATATAATTGAGAAGTTAGAGGATCAAAACTTTAAAGATTATATAAAAGGAAAAACGAAAGCAAATTTAAAGTTTTTCCCAACTATCAACAACAAAGAGTTTGACAGTATTTCTGGAGACTTCTATAAATACGTATCGAACTTTAAATAGAGGAGCACAAACAATGGCTTGGTTAATATACAAGGTCGAAGTAGTAGGGACATATACTTTCATATATGCCCAAAAGGTATGGGGCTTACTTCCATTCTAATATGAATGAACAACTCATACTAATAATTCTTGGATACATAGTTTGTTACTTAGTATTCATAGGAATAAGATAAGGGGCTCAAGACGGTGATCCCTGACTATATGTCAGGGTGTTAAACGGTAACTGGCAATTGCCCCACAAGAACCAAGACTAATAACTTGGTTAACTTCAGGGGGTCTTAGGTACAAAAACCTGAGATCCCCTTAGTGTTTATGGGCGGTAACTACAAGTTGTATTAAATTTTCTATAATTTTGGCAGGGGGTTCCCCCCTACAACCCCCAAGAGTAGTCTAAAGGCTTACATATTTCTCAATATATTTGTACCAAAAATTTTCTAGGTACACCCTATGCGTGTGCCAGGGGGGTAGTCCTATATACTATATATGCAGAAGCCAGAAAATCCCCAAAGTCCATGTTAACTACACTGGGGGCTGTATTATAGGGCTAAATATTCCGACAATATTCCTAGGAATACCCTAAGTACCCACCTGTAAATATACGATAGCTATAGATATATAGGCTCCCCTGGGGGTTCCTATGAACATTATACACCCCACATCCAATTTTGTCTACTGACACAGTGTCGCAGACTATAATATGTAAAAATAAAACTTGACAAAATTGATATTAACCCCTATAATAGAAACTATATATTATTCAAAGGACACACAGACACGCATACAGTTAATAAACACAAAGAGGTCATCACGAATAATAAATAAATTATGAAATTTGAAGCAAACATACCAAGTTATCTTAGAACAGGACAGGGAGTATTCCCCGTTAAAGGTCGAACTGAAACTATAGCAAACACAGACATGCCAAAAGATGCTAATTTTTATGAATTAATGAAGAAAGGTGTTAACATGCCTGTAGCTAATGAGATAAAAGGTACAGAATCTGCACCACTTGGTTCACCAGGTATGAATGAGCCACTAGATATTGAAGGTTTCTTAGAACCAATGCAAGAAAAGATGAAAAAGTTTAAACCAAGAATGGAAATAGAACCTAAAATAGACCCTAAGTTTGGCACTGACCCTGTAATGCCTCAAATTAAACCACAGATTTTAAGAGAACCTACTCAACTGGAGGCTAAAGCAGATGATGCAGATATTATCATCAGCTAAAGAACTTCCATTTAAAGATTTAATGGAGATTATAAATGCAAACAATGGATTCTTCTATAACAAAGACTCAAAAAAGAAACTTAACAGATATGCAAGAAAAGTTTCTAGACGTATTGTTCGGAGAAGCGAGAGGAAACCCAAGAGAAGCAGCTCGTTTAGCTGGTTACTCGGAAAATAGTTACCCAAAAGTTATTCGTAATCTCAAAAAAGAAATTACAGAGTTGGCGGAAACCCACTTATCAACGCACTCTGCGAAAGCTGCTACTCGGTTAACAGACCTACTAGACGAAGACGGGACCACACCACACTCTAACATTCGTCTAGCAGCAGCGAACTCAGTATTAGACAGAGTGGGTATAACAAAGAAAGATCAACTAGATGTAAATATGAAAGCTTTACATGGAATATTTATATTACCAGCAAAAGATGGAACCAATAAAGATAAAAAAGAAAGCTAGAGTAGTTCCATTTGGTTTTAAACAATCAAGTGATCCCGATTATTTAGAACCAGTAAAAGAAGAATTAGATGCTCTTAGACAAGCAAAAGAATATTCTAAAACTTGTTCATTAAGAGAAACTGCAACTTGGCTACATAGAAAAACAGGAAGATACATATCGCATGTCGGACTTAGAAAAAGACTCGCAAGAAATAGCACCACCGAAACCGAAGAAAATAATTCGACAGAAAGCCAAGAAGTCAGTAACACAGATTCTAGCTCGCACTCGTAAGAAAGTTGCAAAGGCAGAACAATCTCTACGTTCTGCTAAACGTCAAGCAGAAAATACTAAAAGTAAACTGTTAACTATTGATAAAGCATTAACAGGCAAAGACACACAACTACTTACTGAGGACATAATCGAGAGTGCTCCTAAAAATGTACAAGAGCATATCAACCAGCAAGAAGTAATCTTTAAACCTAACTCAGGTCCACAGACAGAATTTCTTGCATCTTCTGAAAGAGAAGTATTTTATGGTGGAGCAAGAGGTGGCGGTAAATCATATGCGATGCTAGTAGACCCACTTCGATATTGCTCTAAAGCAAATCACCGAGCACTCCTAGTAAGACGGACAATGCCAGAGTTAAGAGACTTAATACAAAAGTCTCAGTTATTATACTCGAAAGCATTTCCTGGAGCAAAATGGAGAGAACAAGAAAAAGAGTGGAGATTCCCTTCGGGGGCAAAGATAGAGTTTGGTTACGCAGAAAACATGACAGATGCGTTAAGATACCAAGGTCAATCTTACACGTGGATAGGAATAGACGAACTTCCACAATATCCTTCACCCGACATATATAATTTTTTAAGATCTTCTTTAAGATCCGTTGATAAGGATATACCTGTCTACATGAGAGCAACAGGTAATCCAGGTAACGTAGGATCACAATGGGTTCGAGAAATGTTTGTTGAACCTAGTGAACCAAATACTGCGTTTGATGTAGGGATAGATACGCCTAATGGTAAGAAGTATATTACCAGAAGATTTATTCCAGCTAAGTTACAAGACAATCCTTACTTAATGCAAACAGATGATTATTATATCATGCTTGCATCTTTACCTGAAGTACAGCGTAAACAATTTTTAGATGGAGACTGGGATGCTTATGAAGATTCTGCATTTCCTGAATTTAGTAAATTAACCCATGTGGTCGAACCTTTTGACATACCTAGAGGCTGGTATAAGTTTCGTGCTGCTGACTGGGGTTATTCTTCTCCTGCTTGTGTTTTATGGTTCGCTATTGATTACAATAATAATATATGGATTTATAGAGAACTATATACTAAAAAAATTACAGCAGATGTATTTGCAAGACAAGTAATAAATTTAGAAAGAGATGAGTATATTCATTATGGTGTATTAGATGTTAGTACATGGGCAAAGAGAGGTGATGTAGGTCCAAGTATTGCAGAGACAATGATACAGAATGGATGTAGATGGAGACCATCAGATAGATCACCTAAAAGTAGAATTAATGGTAAGTTAGAGGTTCATAAAAGATTAAAAGTAAATGATAATGAACCTGGTATAAGAATATTTTCTAATTGTAAAAATTTAATAAGAACATTAGCAACATTACCAACAGACGACAAAAACCCTGAAGACGTAGATACAAACGCAGAAGATCATGCATATGATGCATTAAGATATGGGTGTATGAGTAGACCAACACATCCTAAGTTTAGAAATAGATTTAATCCATCAATGCAAAATACGTTTGAAGTATCAGATAATAAATTTGGATATTAATATGAATAGAATTACACGACAGATATTATCTTATATTAATTCGATAAATAAACAATCAAAACAAATAGAGTTATCGAAATTATTAAAGAAAGAGGTTAATACAGGTGCGACTGGAACACAGGGGTATAGAATAAAAAAAGGACCTAATAAAGGAAAAATATTAAATGCCTCTAAATAAAAAAGGTAAAAAAATTAAAAAATCTATGGTCAAACAATATGGTAAGAAAAAAGGTCAAGCCATATTTTATGCTATGGAAAATTCTGGTAAATTAAAAAATGTCAAAAAAAATAAAAATACCAGAAACAAATAGGAAAAATTTTCCTTACACATTAAATTTAGTATGGTGGGAAGATATCGTTAGTGAGTCTAGCTGGTCTGATATTATAGATATTAAGAAAGCAAAAACAGCTGTATGTTGTAGTGTTGGATGGATTGTAAAAGAAGATTCTAAATCTACAATATTAATGGCTGATTATTCTTTTGAAGATAATAAAGAAATAAAACAGGGTGGTAGTTATACAACTATACCAACTAAAAATATACTAAAGATTAAAAAAATAAAAATATAACAGGAGATAACAATGGAACAAAAATTTGATCCAAAGGCTAAAGTTAAGCAAGGTCAGTTTAGTGATGCACCTGATGGGAAAAACCCAAACAGGGAACATACTAATATTGATTTTTCTAAACATGCACCTAGAAAATATCAACCATTTGAGTATGATGTAAATCAACCAAGTGAGCCAGGTTCTAAGCATGTAGATGATGGTGTATTTAGAATGGCTGATGAAAAGGATTATTAATGGAAGAAAATAATTTAGGACCTAATAGTAATTTTATACCTAAAATTTTTGCAGGTGCTGATACTAAAAATAAAAAAGCACCTAAAGAAATTAAAAATAAAGATTTACGAGAAGCTGCTCAAAAAAGAGATGTAGCTAAAGTAAATAATAAAATTACAAAAGAGCAACCTAAACGTAATATGAATTACGGAGTAACCCAAGGAATGAATACTATATTCCAAAAAGGCAAAGATAAAGTTTATGGAACAATAGACTTACTTAAGGCAAAAATAGATTAAGGAGGACAACAACTATGATGAAAAGATACATGGAAGGCGAATTAGCACCTGATGCACCTAAAAGAAAAAATGATCCTATGGAGTTCAGTGGTG